CAGAATTTGTCCGATGCGCACAGATTGACCTCGGTTGGGCTGACAATGTGAGGCCTGGAAACTACGAGTACAAGTACTCAAAGTCAGATCGCTATACCTGGCTGACTGTAGAAGTACCACAAATTGAGGAGATGGAGAAGTTGCAAGGTTGTGCAACATTGGCAGAGGCTATGAAGAAGGCTTATGACTTCGGGTGTGAAGAGGATGAGGAAGCTGGGACCACTGACCATTGCTACTTGCATATGGCGTTCACCTTTATCTCATGGCATAACCTGCGTGCAGGGGTGGCTGTACATGGGGCCTACAACCGAGCCGCATTGCGTTATGAGTACGCCTTGTGTGCTAGACGAAATGCAAAAAGACAAGGCAAGGGTCAAAAGAAGCAGAAGGAGAAGGGTCAGAAGCGGTCACGCAAGAAGCGTGCAGCACCCGGTAATGATCTCCTGGTGCACGGGGCACAACTGGTCGGCGGGATGATTGGAGGACCAGTAGGGTCGAACATGGCGGGGGCGGCGGTTCGCTATCTAGCCAATCTTGCCATCTCGGGGCGCGGTGATTACAAATTAAAATATAACACACTGCTAGGAGGTGCTGGACCTCCAAGTTTCGGGTCAGGAAACGTTAGGGTGCGGCATAGGGAGTATCTCACAAATATAGAGAGCCATACCACCTTCACGTCCTCTGAGTTCATACTCAACCCGGGGTCTTCAACCACATTCCCTTGGTTAAGTTCGATAGCACGTAGGTTCCAGGAGTGCAAGTGGCATGGTATGGTGTTTGAGTACATCTCGAAGTCAGCTGATGCATTGAACAGCACAAATACAGCATTGGGTAGTGTCGTTTTTGCGACACAGTACAATGTGTATGAGCCTTCATTCACCAGCAGAATAGCCATGCAAAATACCGAGTTTTCAACGACCTGTAAGCCGTCAGAAAACATGATACATGGGATCGAGTGTGACCCAAAGCAAAATCCGCTCAAAATTTTCTACATAAAAGAAGATGACGATGACGTTGGCGGAGATGAACGGTTTTATGACTTAGGTATTACCACAGTTGCAACAATTAATTCCCAGGCAACCTGTATTGTCGGGGACTTATGGATTTCGTATGATGTGGAGCTATCCAAGCCGATATTGGATGCGTCATATGTTGAGGATGGGCCGCTCTCAGCGTATATAAGTAACGGAGCCTATAATTCCACTGATGTGATGGGCATAAGCCAAAACGCCACCGTGGGTAACCTTGACATCAACATAGTAAACACAGTGACCGGACACTACGACACGATCGTCTTTCCATCCGGAAGTTTAGGGAAGAAGTTTCTATGTGTGTTTGTTTGGAAGGGTGTCTCAACGGCCCTAATCAGTAATACTGTTTTACTGACTGGGTTGACCGCAGGACCAAACTGGGTGGATGGGGCCTCTACGAGCGTTGTGAACAACGGATCCACCACTAGCACCAAGTACTTTTATATTGTCACCTGGGAGGTGACGGATTCTGCGTTGGCTTTTGCCACAATGAG